GCCATATAACCGAAAGCTTCCTTCCCGCGGTACGCCACTCTCAGAAACTCTCCACCGACGTTGCCAACTGATTGTTTAGACCTGTTCACCCTAAGCGGTGACCGTTCCACGTTTGCCACTATCCGGCTTATAGCCTCACTACCACCAGACATGATTACATCATCCCCGGCATGTAGGCTTTTGACCGAGTTGTAATCAGCCCCTGCTACCATCCTACAGTATGCTGCGTTGAGGATGGTGTTCACAAATGTCGTCGCTCTGTGACCAGAGGGAAGTGTCCCCACCATCCTCTTGGTTTCTAGCTTTCTTGTCCGTGAGCTCACCCATCTAACATACATTGAGTCCCAGCTCTCAATTGCCCACGCTAATACGTCACGTGGGGCCCCGGCACATGCTTCCTCAATTACCATTTTCATCGCCTCCAGCGTGTGCTGGGAGTTGTAATCGTCGAAGTCAAGCATGAATCGATAGGGCCCTTCCTGGCCCAATCGAGGGTATAACTTCCCTTGTAGCTCCGACCCAGGGTTCAACAAAGCCCGCCTGTTCCTCCACACCGCTTCCACCGGTTGGAGCAAGTAGTCGAACGTGAAGTATGATCTCGAATCACACCCATATATCGCCCTGGTTTTTCCGTGTTCCAGCTTCCATGACAGCCCGGACCAGACCTCCGGCTTTCCGAAAGCCACTAGATTCTCTTCAATCGCCTCTGAGAACTCCCTCCGTGTGGGCTGTGGTGGTAGGTCTAACCTCTGTCCGAACACCACATCCTCGATCTTCCGTGTATGTGACCCGCTCTTCGTGTACATCCACCTACGGCTCCAATATGAGTCTTTGTCATCCCATTTTGGCTCTACGACCAGCTCCTCCGCGAGGACGTCACGGATAGCTTCTCTCAATAAGACAGGGTCCATCACTGCCGCTTTCTCGGACAAGAACCTCCTTCTACTGATCCTCGGCATTACGTCTTCGTCAGCATTTCCCGGAACCGCACCTCTCCCCACTAACACACTCAGCTCGCACACCATTGCCCCCTCCCGTGTCGAATTCAGTCCGACTGATTTTACTGCAGTCGAGATTTCCTTAATGCACCCGTTTATATGCCGTAGAGACATTACAGCCAGTGCTATCTCTTGGTTAACTTCGAATGCCGCAACATACCATATCAACCATCCTGCTGCTTCATCGTTACCACACCCGACTAGACCTTCCATAACCATCGGGAGTGACGACCAGCACCCGGGGTAATACCTCCTAATGTCAGTCAATACGTCCGATACTCTAACATTTGTTTTCGTCGCTGCTGCCGGATGGTCCTTTAGCGGGAAGACAATGCGGTCGTCGACTATGCCGCTCTGAACCAGGTCAAGGATGATGCTACACCTGTTGAAACTCCCCCGCTCTTCCATCATGAGCTGGGCCAATTCTGCAACTTTCATCCCTCCGATCCTGGTGCCAGTCCTCCTTGATGCAATCGCACTCAGCATGGCGAGTTTTGAGAAAGCGTCATCCAAGTAGTCTCGGCACCACATTTCCCCCACCTTTTCTGGTGCGTTCACTCTACTGTCTAGTAGCTCTTTAGGGTACTCTGTATTCAGTATGTATTCCCAACACCTCATATACGCCTTCGAAACTGCTGATGGCAACTGCGTATCATAACGTTTCCTGCTCCCTCTCCTCAGTAACTTCTCCTTATCCATGAGACGATCGCCGTAAGATGAAAGCTCCGCGTAATAATCTCCCGAAGCCTCCGGCGACGGCCCCTCCATACTGCTTCCCCCACTATTTAACTTCACTGCTGATGTAAGGGATGAGTAACCTCTCTTCCACTTGTTTTTCTTATTGCGTCCTGTAGTACTGGACCCGACCCCTTTCTTTTTTCTTTTTTTAGATGTTATACTCAAACTCTCGGTGCTTTTCCTTGTACTTGCTTCTCCGATCATTTTTACTATTTCAATTACGC